CTTGAGAACCACGAAAATGTTCCAAAATGCGATTGATTGAACTTCAATTGACTATGGCGTATGGTGGTAAGATTAATTATGAAGATGTATTCAGTCAAGTAAGAATGTGGGATATGCTCGTTCACAATCACTTGCGTGAAGACAATATCATTATCCCTCCAAAAAGGTCTCAAAGTAAATCCTCTCAGTATGAGGGTGCTTATGTAAAAGATCCACTTGTTGGTATGCATAAATGGGTTACGTCGTTTGACTTGAACTCTCTATATCCTCACTTGATTATGCAATATAATATCTCGCCTGAGACTCTTTTACCTTATGCTGAAAAGTCTGGTGTTGAGTATTATCTCAAGAATAAAGCATCACCACAAACTGATGTAGCAGTTGCTGCAAATGGTAGTTGTTATCGTAAAGATAAACTAGGAGTCTTTCCTAAGATTATGGAAGATCTCTATCGTGAGCGAACCATTGCTAAAAAGGAAATGCTTGCTGCTGAGCAAGAATATCAAAATACCAAAGATCCTGCCTACAAGAAAATCATTTCACGTAAGAACAATCTTCAAATGGCGATGAAAATCGCATTGAACTCTGCTTATGGTGCAATGGGTAATGAATGGTTCCGATACTTTGATATTCGTATGGCTGAAGCAATTACAGTTTCTGGTCAGTTATCCATTCGTTGGATCCACGACAAGATGAATGAGTATCTAAACAAGATTGTTGGAACTCAAAATGAAGATTATATTATTGCAGTTGATACCGATTCGATTTATGTAACGTTTGAAAAATTGGTTGATAAACTGTTCACGGATGAACAGCAAAAAGATACTGCAAAGATTATTAGGTTTATGGATACGATTTGTGAAGAGAAGTTCCAACCATTCATTACCCTATTGATGATATGTATGCTGATCTCGCAAAACGTATGAATGCCTTTGCTCAGAAGATGGTAATGAAACGAGAAGTCTTGGCAGACAAAGGTATCTGGACAGCGAAGAAACGATATGTTCTTTCTGTTCATAACTCTGAGGGTGTTCAATACGCTGAACCAAAACTCAAAGTGATGGGTTTGGAGATGGTAAAATCTTCAACACCTCAAGCTGTTCGTGAAGCATTGAAAGGTGCACTTCCTGTAATTCTACATAAAACTCAATCAGATCTTTATGATTATATTAATAACTTCCGTGAAAAGTTTGATAAACTATCTGCTGAAGATATCGCCTTTCCTAGATCAGTCAATGGTCTAAAAACCTATGGAGATCCGATGAAGATTTATACCAAAGGAACACCTATGCATTGTCGTGGTGCTTTGGTTTATAATCATCATTTGAAAGATAAAAAACTAACTAATCGGTATCCAGTGATCAAAGAGGGAGAGAAGATTAAGTATATTTTCTTGAAAGTACCCAACACTGTTCAAGAGGATGTCATATCTTTTATCTCGGAGTTTCCTAAAGAACTCGATTTACACAAATACATAGATTATGATACTCAATTTGAGAAAGCATTTCTAGATGCACTTCAGATCGTCGTGCAACCACTAAAATGGAACGTAAGGCAGACTGCAAGTCTTGAAGATTTCTTCTAAAACCCTTGTAAAACCTTGCGAAATAATGCTTGACTTTTTACAAGAAATAGAGTATAATAGAGGTATAAATTGAAAATGAAAGGACAAAATATGTTCAAAAAACTAATTCCTACAGTAGCGATGATTGCTATGGTAGGTGCAACTCCAGCGTTAGCGAATAAAACTTACGTTGGAAATAATGGGTATTACGCAACTGTTGAGAACGTTGTGAATAATACTAAAACAATCCAAACTCCACAACAAGTATGCACTCAACAAATGGTAACCGAGAGAGTAGACAATCAAGATCTTATCGGTGGTGTTGAGGGTGTAATTGGTGGTATTGCTGGTGGTGTTATCGGTAATCAAATCGGTAAAGGAAATGGCAATCAAATTGCAACTGTTCTTGGTGCAATCATCGGTAACAGAGCGATGGCAAAACCTGGACAGCCAGAATACAAACAAGTAGAGAAAATGGTCTGCAACACTGTGTATGAAACTAAGACACAAACTGTTGACTACACTGTTACTTTAAGGTATAATGGTGTTGTTTGGAATACTGTGATGATTTCTGCTCCACCGATTGGATCACAAATTAAAGTAACAGGTATTTCTGTTGGTGAATAATATAAACTAGGAGTCGTAATGAACTATTTAAAAGACATCGTCAAAAGTCTTGACAACGAGTATGCTGGTCTAGCCGATAGTGGCGTGGTTGGTGATACTACAAAGTTTATCGATACAGGTTCTTATTTTTTTAACGCATTGTTGAGTGGATCACTTTATGGTGGTCTGCCTAACAACAAGGTAACTGCGTTGGCTGGTGAGTCCTCTACAGGTAAGACTTTCTTTGCTCTAGGAGTTTGTAAAAACTTTTTAGACACGCATCCAGAGGCAGGTATTTTATACTTTGAAACTGAGGGTGCATTAACTAAAGATATGCTAGTGGAACGTGGTATCGATACAAAACGATTTGTGTTGATTCCTGTAACAACTATTCAAGAGTTTAGAACTTCAGCAATGAAGATTCTTGAGAACCACGAAAATGTTCCAAAAGCTGGGCGTAAACCTATTATGTTCGTGCTTGACTCATTGGGTATGTTGTCAACTGAAAAAGAAGTAAGTGATATTTCAGAAGGCAAAGATACTCGTGATATGACTCGTGCACAACTTATTCGTGGTGCATTCAGAGTGTTGTCATTGAAACTTTCTAAACTTGATGTTCCAATGATTGTTACAAACCATACATACGATGTGATTGGTTCTTATGTTCCAACTAAAGATATGGGTGGTGGTGGAGGATTGAAATATGCTGCATCAACTATCGTATTCTTGTCTAAGTCTAAAGACAAAGATGGAACTGAAGTCGTAGGTAATATCATTAAATGTAATCTACAGAAATCTCGATTCACTAAAGAAAATTCGAGATGCGAATCTAAACTATCTTTCAAGACTGGTTTAGATCGTTATCACGGATTGACTGATCTTGCAGTTGAAGCAGGTATCTGGGAATCTTCAGGTGGACGTATTACTGTTGATGGTAAAAAAGTCTTTGGTAAAAATATCGCAAACAATCCGACTGAATTCTTTACTGATGAAGTAATGAAGAAGTTGGATGAGTATGTAGGTACCAAATACAAATACGGATCTCACTCAGATGTTGTCGAAAACGAAGTGGAAGAATCTCTTGAAACTGAAGAATAATCAACCACTAAAAGATTTGGAACAGGTTTTGGAAACGCAACCTCTTCCTACATTACAGACTAATCGTGGAGAAATGCCAGCGTTTCCTTTTCTTTGTTCAATCAATTCTGATTGCTGTGTAGCTTGTATTTTAGTTCGTTTATCTTTACGATCTTCTTTATAAGCTTCTTTATTGTTTATCACCTGCATATCCATTTCTTTAAGCTTTAAATTAAGCTGGAATTCATGCAGCATCAATTCTTTTTTAATCGCAGCTTCTCTTTCGAGT